TTCAACGTTATTACCATCTTTCTTAACTACAATACCATCTTCTGGCTTCATAGCTTTGAAAACTTTAAGTACCTCATCATCTGAAGCACCTGTCATGTCCATAACATCTTCGTCATCGTTATCTTCTCCTGCCGCAGGTAATTCAAGTTCAGGCTCATCCATTGATGAATCGTCACCCATTGCGTCAGAATCTAAATCATCGATTCCTTTACTTGGTTCGTTATCGAGGTCAGTATCATTTTCAGCGTCATCAGCTTCTGCATCATCTGCAGTTGCGTCATCGTCTGACATATCGTCGTCCTCTTCTTCAGGTTTTGTATCGTCCGCTGGTTGTTCGTCCATTGGGTCTAACTTTTCCTCTTCTTCTAATGATTCTTTAAGCAAGTCGCTTAGTTCTTGTTTCATGGTTGAAGCAAGTATACCTTTTGCATTTTGCTTAACAGCTTCTTCAAGATTTTGCACTTGAAGTAACGCTTGTTCTAAAATTGATTTTTCAGTCATTTGAAATTTTTGTTTTTATTACCTTATAAATAGTGTCGTTTTATGAAAAATTCTATTTTTCAATATAACTGCACCTATAAAATTGATTATTTAGATAAAAAAGTATCTAATTTACCCATCAATCTTTTCATTTTATTGTCAACTATTGGTTTTTCTTCTATCGATTCTTGATATTGATCTCTTTCAGATGGGTCTGAAAAGATATAGGCTCCGGGTGTTGAAGGTGATGAAACTAAATCAAAACATACTAATTCAAAATCTTCTTGAACTATGTTGTCCCCTTTAACGTTTTTAAGTGACCCAACACCTCTAGATGAGATACCTAAAACTGCACCATTCATTATTAACATGGCAGCTTGGTCTCCTTTAGTAGAGACAATACCCATTTTCTTCCATCCTGGTGATGTGAATAATTTAATTTTCCCCATTAACATTCTACCGTCCCACCAAGTTTCAACAATAGAGTGTGATACTCTATCTAAATCGATAAGTGAAGATGAAGGGTGATTTAACTCATTAAGAGCTCCACCTTTTTTAATAAGAGTTTGGTATTTTTCGTTTTCTCTTTTGAGAATTGCTTCGGGATAGATTCTCCCGTTCTTATTTGGAGTGTCGTATTTTTGCAAAACAGCATAAAGAACAAGGTCTTGTGAAAAGTCCATGTTCTTCATTTCTGAAATTATTTTTTTATTATCTTCAGGAGATACGTGACCGGCGTCATACTCAATTAAAATTCCTCTACCGGTTTCTTTTGGTCCTAATACCTTCATTTATAGTTTTTATTACTATAAATACATCAATATCTAAGTTATTTCTTATTTACGTTGAAATTGAATAATTTTTTATCAGATAAACCATTATCTATGACATTTTCTAATAAATCTTTAATGATGTTTTTTATTTCTTTTGATTTAACATCAAATTGTTTATCAACATATAGTGTGATTTCTAAATTCATAAAAGACCTCTTTTCAAGTTTTATACCTTTAGTTCTAATGTCTAAATCAACTATTGATTGTTGTTTAAAATTTGGACATTTGAGATTGTATATGATTTCTTTTATTTTTCTTCTTGTTTTGTTAATTGTACTATTAAAGTCGTCAGTTTCATTTTCGGGTTGAGTCCACGAATTTAATTTTAAGTAAATGGTTTTAAGATTTCTAAAATCTACGGTACCATAACCGATTTTTACATCATTGTACGTCCCTAGTGGGATGTATTTTCCAATTTTCATTAAGTTTTTTCATTATATATTATTTATGGTGTTAATAAATTATAATGAAAATATCTTACAATTCCAAAAATATTTTCATATATTTGTGATATACTTATATTAATATGATAATAATTGACGTTACAAAAGAAAAAAGCATCGAGAGTGCTTTAAGAACTTACAAACAAAAAGTTCAAAAAATTAAACAAGTTCAAAAATTAAGAGCAAGACAGGAGTTTGTTAAACCTTCAGTGAATAAAAGAAAAGAGGTTTTAAAGGCGATATATGTCCAACAAAAGAAAAATGGTCTTAATTAAGACCATTTTTTAATTCAGTTAATCTGTAATAATTAATTTTAGATGTTTCCTTTTTTAGGACCTCATCTTTTACTTTAGATAATTTGGTTACCATTTCAGAATCTTTAGATTCATTTATAATTTCACCAATTTGATTTAATATTGATTCTTTTAATTCAGATGTTTTGTTTTTTAAATCTTCACTTGATAAATCAAGTATTGTTTTTAATTCTACTTTTTGTTCTTCAGAAAGTGTGTTAGTGTAAAGTACATTAAAATTGTTTGCTAAAACAGCGTGTAATAAATTTTCGTTTGCAACAAATTTAGTCTCTTGAGACTCGTTAATATCTTTTTTAGTTGTTAAATGTTCTACTAATTTCTTTTTTGCAATAACCTTTTTTTCAATATTTGATAATGAATCTTTTTCAGATAATATATCTAAAGACTCATATAATTCGTTAGTTTCAATTTCAATATCACTCAATCTATTGTGTAGAGATTCACAGAACACATTTAAATCGTTCCAATTACCCATCGGTTGACCAAAATATGTATTTAACCCCTCAACATATAATTTTGCAATCTCTTTATCTTCAAAATATTTATTTTCAATTTCTTCATAAAACAAATACATTTCTTTAAATGCTTTGTTTTCTTTAATTGTGTTTAACATATCTTTAACTTCGTTCTTATTTTGTTTAGAATAAGATTCAGTTATTTTAGTTAACATTTTTGATTTTATCGTTCCGAATTTGTTCATTTTTAATCGTTTAAAATATCGTTCAATTTAGTTTCTATTTCATAAATATTCTGTTGCGCTCTTTTCATATCAAATAAAGAATTGAAATCTTCCTTTTCTTCGCCTAACATACCTAATATTTTTGATTTCTTTGATTTGGTAGATTCACTTAGTGGTGATTCTCCTCCAGCTGCTGGCGGTTCTGGTGTTGACCCTCCACCCATATCCATTCCACCACCTGGTGCTTCACCACCTGCACTATCCATGGCCTTTTCTCTGTCTTCTTCCGAAATACCATATTTTGCATCCACATCATCAAACACACCCGAACGTTTAATAACATTCTGTGTATTGTTTAATTCAAATCCCATTGCTCTCTCAAGACGTTGTTGCTGTAAATCTAAAACAACTTCATTGTCACTAAATCCAAGAATGTTTTTCTTAGCCCATGTGTGAGACACCGGCAATATACCAATTTGTGATTGGTCTGATGTTGCATCTTTATAAAGTGTTATTTTCTCTTTCCACATTTCAATTTTTAATAAATCAGATTGAGATGATGGATTAGTTAATGAAAGTGTAAAATTATTTAATTCATCTTCCATACCTAAAAGGTATAAATGAATTAATGCGACTTTATTAAGTTCTTGTATTAATGATTTTTGAATCTTATTAATGGTTCTTGCAAAACGTATATCCATTAATGCAAGATTCTTACCATCACCAACAACTTCTTCAAATCCTAAGAATGCTTTAGGAATACGTAGAGCTGCCAACATTTTCTTTTGAATATATTCAATGTCGGCGATTTCACCTAAATTTTGTGCACCAGGTAATGTTTCAATCGGCATAGTTTGACCAGGGTCACGAACAGGTACAAAATAATCTTGGTCCACCGCCATTTGATTATATCTCATATCAACTTGACCATTACGTGGGTCAGATACTGGTTGACGTTTAAATTTATTTGCAACTTTTTGTACATACGGTTCGATATCTTTATCGTCCATGTTACCAACAAATATTTTAAATACACGTCTTTCAGGTGCTCTAGATGTTCTGTAAATTAACATCGCATCTTCAGCAAGTAAAAGTTGTTTCCAAATCCTTCTAATCTTATCTAACATAGAAGTACCGTACGGTAACTTTCTATCATCACCTAATAATCTAAAATGTGCTACTTCCCAAGCTTGGAATTCTAAATCTTTATTTTTCCATTGAAATCTTAATTCTCTTGATGGTACTTTACTATCTGTATTAATTGCTTTCTTAGTTGACGCACCTTCAATTCTTTCAATTTCAATATTTGGTAATTGTTGTACACCAATAATACCCTTTTCTGGATCAATTTTTAAATAAACAAAATCATCACCATACTTACACATACCACGAGCCCACATTTGTAAGTTGGTATTAACGTCTAATTTGTTTTGAAATAAATCCTCAAGTATTGTTTTAATTCTATCTGATTCTGAGTATATTGTTAATATTTCACCCTTTTCTGACATGGTAGTAGATTCCTCAGCGTATATGTCTAATGCCGCAGATACCTCAGGAGTAAATTCCATTGATTCATAATCATAATACGCAGCCATTCTTGTTGGTTCATAATAAACCGATTGGTTGTATAATGACTGGTCTAATTTTGACCATTTGTCAGCAATATATTGACTTTGTTGAGCCTGTAACATCGCCTTCTCATATTCTTCTCTACTATCTGTTTTTAATAATTCGTCTTTGTTGAAATTAAAAGATGGTGTCTGTTGTACCTGTTGACCAGGGAAACCAAACATTCTAGTTAACTTCTGAAATACGGTGGAGTTTTGATTTGCCATTTTATATAAATACTTTTCTTTATAATATAAACTATAATTTTGATAATAGGAAGATTATTTAGGTTTCCCAAATAACCACATGTGTTCTCTATAAACGTCCTTAGATATGTTTGTTGGGTTATCTTTATGGTAAATGTTATTAGTGTCCATACCCATTGCACCTATTTGATCAAAAGATGAACCATATGAATAATGTGTTTTAGAAGGTTCATAAGTTCTTTCAGATAGTGCCCAAGATTCAATTACCGCCTTATTTTTAGAATCATTTCGTTGTAATTGATTAAAACACATGTCACCCGCATAAAGTGCCATTGACATACTCATTATTGAGTCGTCGTGAGATCCTTTCATGTGGTCAGGTCTTCCATTCATGTAAACAAATGTGTTCAATTCGTTTAATAAACGACTTGACCTAACTAAAAATCCTTTTCTAAGTTGTTCTTCAAACGCGGCGACTATTTGAGTTCTTTTGTTATTAAAATTTATACCAGGAATTTTATCTAAAGCCTTTTTATTGTATTCCCAAATATTCTGAGTGTTAATACCATCAATAAAAAGATTTTTATAATCCATTTCTTGTAGTTTTCTTGATGTTGCAACACCCATACCTCCTGTGATATCTATTACAATAAAACAATCATATAAAATACCCCATTTGTATGCAATATTAGCCAAATCATCTGGTGGTATTTTTCCTATATATTCGACCACCTGTTCTCTATCGTCAAAATCAACAATATTGATTGAAGAAAAATCCTCACTATCTCCTCTACTAACATCAACACCCATTATATACCTATGACCTTGAACAGGTTCTTTCCATTGCCAAAATGTTCCTTGCATATACTTTTCTTTAGGAACCCGTATCATATTCTTAGCAATATTCTCTTGAATATCACCAGGAATAACTCCGTCCCCTGAACCTAAGAAGTCACATTCCAATTCCTGCGCAATTTTACGTCTATCATATTTAAATTTCTTAGACATAGATTCAAACCAAGATGAAAATGGTTTATATCCTTGTTCAATTATTTCTTGATATTTTTCAATATCAAAGTCGTGTAAAACAACTTCGTTGTCATCATATTGTTCTCTATTTAACATATAATGACATATGTCGGAACATTTTACCCAACATAAGTCTTTAGTGTAACGAGGGTCATTAAACCACCTTAAATCAGTTATATGGAAATCATTGATTCCACGTAATGCTTGGTCGTAAACACCATAATAGATAGGGTCATAACCATTTGGTGTAGAGATAAGAATAATCTTACCACCCGTTGATAGAGACGCCATAGATGCCGCCCAAAAATCATCACCCGCTTCAATATAAGCCGCCTCATCAAATACAAGTATGGTTGGTGTATAACCACGTAATGCATCCGCAGATGTTGCTACCGCCTTAACCTCACAACCATTGTTTAATCTAAATCTACTTTCTGAGTTCTTATCGGGTGAGAACCCAACATTAATCCATTCAGGCCATTGTTCAATAAAGTGTCTAACTTTATTGGCCATTTCTACGGCCGTATCTCTTTTGTTCGCAATAAGAAGAACTCTTTCGGGTTCACTTTCTTTTGCTGTCTGTAATTTTTTTGAAATCCACGCAGCGGTTACTGTTGTAACACCCGCCTGTCTATATTTTCTAGTAATGTTTTCATTATAATTTTCATAATCCTGAATTAATTGAACTTGGTCAGGAAATAACTCTAATGGAACATATTTTTTTTGAGTATTATCATAAGTCTGCAGATATGTTTTTAACGCATATGGGGCATCTTTAATAATCTTCGCATATTCTTTTAATTGTTCTAATTTGGAATTCATATATATAAATACAAAAAAAGGGAGGTTAAACCTCCCTTGTATTATTTTTTAGGTCTGTCTAATCCTAATTCTTTATAAATGTCATCATCATCTTCATCATCGTCATCGGATAATTTAATCCCTAAATCACCTAAAAATGATGTTAACTCATCGTCCTGAGTTTCATTGGACATACCCTCTAATTCATCATTAAATTTATCCATTTGATATTCATAGTCTTGTTGGTTTAACATTTCTTGAATACCTCGTAATAAATTAATCATTAAACGTTTACCCTTATCTGAATCAGAAATAACTTCTTTCATTAACACTAAAAATTGTTTAGCGGGTAATTTGAAAATACTCATCATAATATAATTCTGCAGATATCTTCCATTTTCCATTAATGTTTCTTCAGGAAATTGTGCTCTAATTCTATCCCATATTGCGGGACCTAATCTTAAATCCCACATTTCTTTTTCTAATGTATCTTCATGTTGAGATACTTGTTGAAATAATTCAGGGTCAGATGGTTGTCCTTGAACGGCAATTATTTCCATTAATCCTTTAATTAATTCATGAACTAAAACTGGAAAATTAATTCCTCGAGCAATTATTTTAGGTTTACCATATTCAGCATCTTCTTCACCACCCTCTTCTTCATCACCACCACCTGGTCTTTCAACTTGAACTTTACCGGCAACATTATCACCAGCACCCGCGATTGTTTCGTCACTAAATTGCCAATAATTAACGTCATTGATTGACATCATTATACCATATAAATTTAGTAATTCTTGTG